ATGCCTTCGGAGAGCAGCTCCGTTGTGTCAAACGCAACCAATGGAATCGAGCCGCCTCGCGACTACTTGTCCATTAAGAAATCGAAGAAGGGGCCTCTTAAACAGATTGTTCCAGGCTACCAACACCTAAAAAATAACTATACACTCTTATGGGATATGAAGTCCAATAGGGGGTATATCAATGTCGTTGCAGTAATGCAGAAGTTCTTTGATCAAGCTATCAGTGGAAACTGGTCATACAATCCAGAGAACTATGATGACAACGAAGTCCCTGTGAGTGTTATGGCACAAGATTTCCTCACAACTTATAAGTTAGGATGGAAAACTTCTTATTATCAGAATACACATGACATGAAGACAGATGAATTAGATACAAAACGTGAAGATTTAGAAAAGTTAATTAACCAGATCGAAGAAACAGCAGCGGAGGAAGACTGTGATTCCTGTAAAATCTAACACTAGACCAGATGGTATGACCGTATTCAATAAGAATAAGGTTGATGCAAAGAAACAACCAATGTTCTTTGGTGCTCCACTTGGAGTCCAAAGATATGATTCATATAAGTATCCTGTATTTGAAAGACTTGCTCAACAAATGTTGGGTTATTTTTGGAGACCTGAAGAAGTCTCCCTTCAAAAAGATAGGTCAGATTATCATGATCTAAGTCCTGAACAGAAACATATTTTTACAAGTAATCTTAAGTATCAGATCCTCCTTGACTCTGTACAAGGTAGAGGGCCTGGAATGGCTTTCAGTCCTTATTGTTCCTTGCCTGAATTGGAAGGTGCTATTAAGGTATGGGAATTCATGGAAATGATTCATTCCAGATCCTATACATATATCATCAAGAATGTATATTCAGATCCAACGGAAGTTCTTGATACAATCTTAGATGACAAACAAATCATTAAGAGAGCAGAAGCTGTCACTAAGGCATATGATGAGTTTGTTAATGCGGCACAAGAGTATGGCTCTAGCCGTATGTGGGAACACAATCTAGAACAAGTACCTTGCGCTCAAGACACACTGTATGAACTCAAAAGAAAACTCTATAGAGCCGTTGCCAACGTCAACATCTTGGAAGGAATTAGGTTCTATGTCTCCTTCGCGTGCTCGTTTGCATTTGGCGAACTTAAGCTCATGGAGGGATCAGCTAAAATCATCTCTCTTATTGCCCGAGACGAAAACCAACACCTCGCGTTGACTCAAAACATCCTTAAGGGATGGAGAGAGGGTGATGACCCAGAGATGAAACAGATTGCTGAAGAAGAAAAAGAGAATATTATTAAAATGTTCGAAGAAGCAGTAGAACAAGAGAGAGAATGGGCCAGTTATCTGTTTAAAGACGGTAGTATGATTGGTTTGAATGATAAACTTCTCATTCAATATGTTGAATGGATTGCTAACAAGAGAATGAAAGCTCTTGGTTTCGATCCAATTTATGATGTTGCACAAAGAAACAATCCATTGCCTTGGACACAGCACTGGATTTCTTCCAGAGGTCTTCAAGTTGCACCACAAGAGACAGAGGTTGAATCTTATGTCGTTGGTGGTATTAAACAGGATGTCAAGAAGGACACCTTTGCAGGTTTCCAACTTTAGTGTTATACTGTGTCTGTTAGATTCCCCCGCTACTATTAAATGAACCTACTTAAAAAGATTCAGGGACTAATTACTACAATTAAAGAGGATGATGAAAGAGAACTTGAATGTGCCATCGACGATCAATCCGTACCATGTGAAACTCTTTCACAGCCGTACACTGGCGTTTCTGCACCTGAGGTTCTCTCTTCAGATCCTTGGTTCGGTGATCCTCCAAAATCCGAAAGGCAACTTGCTTTCGAGAAAGAATGCCAGGAATTGAATGATGATCTTGAAGATGGTTGGTGGCTTCGTGATTCTCTAGATGATAGTCTATGGGATAAGAACGGTAATCGTGAATCTGATAACATTCATCAGGAGATGTATGAACTTGCAACTAAAAACTGGACTACTGTAGCGGAGACGCAAGGTGGTTCTGAAAACTTTCAGGAAGGTCCTGGCGGTTGGATGTCTGGTACAGGTTATCATTATGGATGACTGGAGATACTCTCCTGAAAGGATGAAACTTCGAGAAGAAGTTCTCAAGATTCTCCTTTCCAAATATGGTGGACAAATGAATGGCGTAGTGCCTAAATATTCCACCAAAGCCATTTACGAATGTGCCCACGACTGGGTGTCGCAGGGACATGATACGTCATTTGGTGTTGTAAAATACTTTGAGGTTTATTATGCAGAAAATTATTAATGCAATCGCACTAGGTTCAGGCCTAGTATCACTTGCAGTTGTTGGTGCAACTGGTTATGTTGTTATCAATAGAGAAGCACTCGTAGAAAGTGCGAGGGAAAGAATCACTGGTGCAGTAACTGATGCAGTTGGTGGTGCTCTTGGTGGACTAGGTGGTCTTAGTTCTGGTGTTGGAGGTGCTGCAGGTGGCAGTTTTAATCCATCAGCAGACGCTCCTGACTCTGCTCCTACTCCATCTCTTCCCATCGCTCCTCCTCTCCCATGATGAAGACGGTTATTTCTGGACTGTTACTCGGTGCTTTGCACGGAGTAGCGGTGCCAGTAATTGCAAATGAGTCTAAATTAACTAAAGGTTTTTACACTATGGATGCCATGGGGTGCATGTTGCTCCAAGAGTGTACAGACGACGTTAAAAAAATTGAAACAATCGAAGACATTCGGGATGTATATCCTGATTCTAATTACGATCCTGTTGCTTCTGAGTTTGATTCCATCCTCCAGTCATTTAATAAGGTCGGAGTTGGTGTCTTTCTAGCAAGTGACAAATATTTTCCTGTTGGGCATCGTGGTGTTTACCATACTGTTGGTAATAACTTTTTCCTCAACAGAGCCTTTATGCATCGTCCACACGTCTTGATGAGTGTTGTTCGACATGAAGGTTGGCACGCTGCACAAGACTGTATGGCAGGTACAATCGAAAATAATTTGATTGCTATCATCCATGATGAAGAAAAGGTGCCACAGATCTGGCAAGACATTGCTACTAGTACCTATGAGAGTATGCCTCACGCTATTCCATGGGAGAAAGAAGCAACATGGGCAGGTAAGACTGCAGGTATGACAGAAGAGGCATTAGAAGCATGTGCTTCTGGTGAAATGTGGAAGGTTTATGAACCAACACCCCTGACGGCAAAGTGGTTACGCGAAAATAATTATATTGATTGACCCTAAGGGGTCTTTTTTTTATGCATTTTTATAAATACGGCTGCCTTGCCTTCAACTTATGCCCGACGCAGCACCACAACAACCTGAAAAGAAAGAAGAGAAGAAAAATATTCTCGGATCTTTAAAGGAAAAAATGCAAGATTCCGAGGAACAACTTGCTATTCTTAGTACATTTGTACGACTTGGTATTCTGGTTTGGTCTGGTGGAATTTTAACTCTCGCCTATATTAAACTACCTCCTGCTCTGGGTATTCCTGAACAAAAGCTCGATCCAACCTTTATAGCATCCGTCTTCACAGGCGTGCTGGCAACTTTTGGCGTCCAGACAGCAAAAGGCAAAAATGGTAATGGTGGATCAGGTGGTGGTGGAATCAGCAAGTCTGATATGGAAAAATTAATTGAGAAGGCATCACAGACTGCTCCTGCTCAAACAATTCGTATTGAACAGGCTCCTATCCAACTCACTTCACCACCAAAATCTGACGATTCATATAAAATGTAATGAACAAAACTAAATTGGTTTGTATTGGGTTTGGATCAGTATTTGCATTCGCCCATTTAGGTCTTGTAGGCCACTTAATGAGATTATCAAGTAGTCAAATACCAATCATCAACTTGCCAGTTGGTGATTATACCTCTTATACTGTAGAGGCAGGTAAACAGGGTTACAGAATCCAATACCAATCAAACGATCCTAAAGTTATGGGTGTTACAAAGCACCTAGATAAGGAGAATGGATTCTTTGGCATCGGTGGAAACACTAACTTAATTACCAAAGAGGAGTATACCATGGATGGTAGTCGCCATCTTGGTGGAAATACTGAGGGAAAGTTAAGTGCCAAGCACCTAGAATGCATCAAAGCGGAGGGCGCTGGAGAATCAACAGGAAGAATGGTAGGTGCTAGTATCGCCAGTGGTACTGTCGCTCCTGCTCTTACTGGTATTCCCTATATTGGGTGGTTGGCATCAGGCTGGGCAGTAATGCTTGGACAAGATATGGGTGCAGACGCTGGCGGTGAAATTGCTACTATGATGAATGACTGCGAATTTGAAGAAGAATAAATTTATCTTCGATGTTGACGGCACACTAACTCCAAGTAGAAAATCTATCAGTCCTGATTTCAGGAGATTCTTTTTAGATTTTGCCGAAAATCATTTTTGTTATTTGGTTACTGGAAGTGACCGAAAAAAGACAATCGATCAGGTAGGGCCTGAGATTTATAACACATGTATCAGAGTTTATAACTGTTCTGGTACAGATGTTTATGAAGGTGAAGAAAATATTCGTAGAGTTGACTGGCGTGTTACTGAAGAGTTAGTACAATTCTTACATTCAGAATTGGATCGTAGTGATTTTCCTATTCGCAACGGAAATCATCTGGAGTATAGACCTGGCGGTATGAATTTCAGTATTCTTGGACGTGGTGAAGGAACGGGCAGAGAAGAATATGTAGAATGGGATAAGAAAACTAACGAGAGAAGAGAGATTTCTGATAGACTTAAGAAAAGGTTTCCTAATTTAGAGGTTCAAATCGGTGGACAGACTGGTTTGGATCTTGCACCCAAAGGAAATAATAAGGCTATGATTCTTCATGATTTTTCTACCCTAGATAATCTATATTTCTTCGGTGATATGATGGAACCTGGCCAGAATGATTATCCAATTTCTCAGGGAATTGAAATCATGGGTGGGACATCATATCATGTAGAAGATTGGCAACAAA